ATCTGGCCCGCTCCTGAAAATAGTACGGACACGCTTATTTTTGATCGTTTGACTCGCATGGACGATGTGGATGAATACACTAATAATTTAGGTGTGCCGTTTAGGTTTTATCCTGCGTTAGCTGCGGGATTAGCTTATTACATTGCGTTAAAAAGAGCGCCTAATAGGGTCCAAGTTTTAAAGCCGCTTTATGAAGAAGAAATGGAACGCGCTATGGTAGAAGATCGTGATCGAGCCTCTTTTAACATCGTTCCAAGTTTAGAATATGCGAGGCTTAACTAATGTCTCGTTATGCGGTTGGAAAACGGGCTCTTGGGATTTCAGATCGATCTGGGTTCGCTTATTTGTTGAAAGACATGAAAAAGGAGTGGACGGGGGCGTTGGTTGGCCGTGAAGAATGGGAACCTAAACAGCCGCAATTAAATCCTCGTCACAAAGTCTCAGACGCGGAGGCCCTGAAAAACCCGCGTCCAGATCGTGTAGAACCTATGGTGGTGTATGTTGATACACCCATACCTGAAATAGAAGACTTCAAGCCCACCCTAGCTGTTGGACAGGTTGGGGTAGTGACGGTGGCAACATGAGCTTTACTTATTCCAGCTTAAAAACCGCGATACAGGATTACACCGAAAACACGGAAACTACGTTCGTGACGCATATGGACGACTTTATAAAGCTGGCCGAAGAACGGATCCTAAAAAACGTCCAATTAGAGCTTTTTCGTAAAAACGTAACGGGAACCATGTCTTCTTCTAATCAGTATTTAGCTGCCCCGAGCGATTTTTTGGCCCCTTTTTCGTTATCTATCACAAGCAGTAGCGTTAAGAGCTTTCTTCAATACAAAGACGTAAATTTTGTGCAGTCTTTTAACCCAAATAGTTCCACAACGGGAACGCCTCGGTATTATGCAATGTTTGACATAACCAATTTTATTATTGGCCCGACGCCGGATAGTGGATATACGACGGAAATGCACTATTTCTACAGACCCGCTAGTTTGACGGCTGCGGGGGACAGTGGAACAACATGGTTGAGTGAAAATGCCACGTTGGCCCTTTTATATGGGTGCTTAACCGAAGCTTACACCTATATGAAAGGGGAGCAGGATTTAATGGCCGAATATGAAAAACGTTTTGGCGAAGCGATGGTTGCTCTTAAAATGTTTGGAGAATCCAAGGAAGTTACAGAAGATTACCGTGCTGGCATGGTTATTAGGCCGAAACAATGATGGACGCATTAAATATAGACCTTCCAATAGACTACGCTGTGGAGGTACATACGACGACTAATCGTGGCTTTACGCCGGAAGAACTAGCGCATATATGCACCGATAAGATTATTTCCATTTCCAACAACACACATCCGGGTATTCAGGCGCAGGCCCACGCTTTTAAAGAGCATATAGAAAAAATGGTTGCTTTTTATATGCGTGAAGCCATTAAGAGCGATCGAACCACTGTCTATAACGCATTGATGGATGCAGGTCATCCAAAACTTGCTGAAGCAATCAGGAGACTTTGACATGGCTTTTACTGGAAATTTTATGTGTACGTCTTTCAAGAAAGAGTTAATGGAAGCCAAGCACAATTTTTTAAATAGCGGGGGAAACACGTTTCAAGCAGCGTTGTACACCAACAGTGCTTCTTTTACGGCAGCTACGACAGCGTATACCACTAGTAATGAGGTTACGGGTACGGGCTATACAGCTAAGGGAAACTCCCTTACTCGCGTAGACCCAACAACAAGCGGTACGACGGCATATACGGATTTTGCTGATTCGACATGGAGTTCTTCCACCATTACGGCCCGAGGCTCTTTAATTTTTAATGACAGTGCCAGTGGAGATCCTTCTGTGATTGTTTTGGATTTTGGTTCGGACAAGTCATCCAGTTCGGGAGACTTTAAGATTGTATTTCCCGCTGCGGACGCCAGTAATGCAATTATAAGGATCGCTTAATGGCCGCAATCACCGGTTGGGGCCGCGACACATGGGGATCGGGCACATGGGGCGAAGCCGTTCCTGTTTCCGTTACGGGTGTTGCGGGAACCGGTGCGGTAGGCTCTGTAACAGTTGAGCTTAGTATTGATGTTTCTGTAACAGGTGTTGCAGGAACCGGTGCGGTTGGATCTGTAACGGTTACTGAAGGAACGGGGGTAACAATATCTGTTACGGGTCTTGCTGGTACAGGTTCTGTAGGTTCGGTAACGGTTGAAGGTGATGCCAGTGTCAGTGTTACGGGTCTTGCTGGTACAGGTTCTGTAGGTTCGGTAACGGTTGAAGGTGATGCCAGTGTCAGTGTAACAGGGGTTGCAGGCACGGGTGCCGTGGGGGAGGCTACAGCATCCGCTGGTGTAACGGTTTCTGTTACGGGTGTATTCGGCACGGGTGAAACAAACGGTGTTCTGGTTTGGGGCGTTATAATTCCAGATCAAGATCCCAGCTATAGCGCGATTAGCCCAAGCCAATCCCCGTCTTGGACTGCGGTATCTCCTAGTCAATCATCCTCTTTTACACAAATAACGCCGAGCCAATCCCCATCATGGTCTTCTGAAACGCCTTCTCAGTCCCCAGACTGGCTAAAAATTGCAGCATAGGACATGAATTATGACTAGCACATACACATCAAATCAGGGCCTCGAAAAACCGGCAACGGGTGATCGTTCCGGTACTTGGGGAACCATGACCAATACCAATATGGATATATTGGATAGGGCTATTTCAGGTGTCGGCGCACTTAGCCTGACAGGTACAACTACTACCCTAACCACGTCTGATGGTTCCGCCTCGGATGGCAATTATAAGGTTTTAGTGTTGGGCGGAAGCCCGAGCGGTACGAATACCATTACGTTAAGCCCCAATGATGCAGATAAATTGTATTTTGTGGTTAATGCCAGCGGCCAAAGTGTGATTTTTTCACAAGGCACTGGTGCGAATGTCACGGTAGCCAACGGTGCGGCGGACATCATTTATGCGGACGGCGCAGGAAGTGGTGCGGCAGTTTCGAGTTATTTGGCTAACGACTTTGTTTTCAAGACGGGTGATGGCGTAATTCTAAATCTTCAGACTTCGGATACGACTGTTACTGCTTCAAGTGTCTTGGGCCGTTTGAATTTTACCGCTCCCGATGAAGCTTCTGGAACGGACGCCATTTTATTAGCCGCATCCATCGCCGCTATTTCAGAAGGCACTTTCGCGGCAGACAACAATGCGACCAAATTGTCTTTTATGACGGGTGCCTCGGAAGCCGCAACGGAAAAAATGTCTATTTCGTCTGTCGGCAACGTGACGATAAAACAAACCGAAACTGGCGATGACACGCCGATGACTTTGTTGTTGCAGACGGGTGAAACAGATATTGCGGCAGCGGATGTGCTTGGGAAAATCGAGTTTCAAGCGCCGGATGAGGCTACTGGCACTGACGCTATACTTGTTGCCGGAGCCATAGATTGCGTTTCCGAAGGTGACTTTAGTTCAAGCTCAAACGCTAGCAAATTGTCATTTAGGACCGGCGCATCAGAAACAGCTACGGAAAAGATGACCATATCTTCTGCCGGTGATATTGCATTTACCGTTTCTGACGGCGCAGCGGTAACGGGTGTCGCTTCGATCAACGGAGGGCAAATCGGCGGGCGAAGAAATTATATATACAACGGCGACATGGCAATCTGTCAGAGATCTACGTCAGTATCAGTCACGGTTAATGGCAATGCTGGGTTACACGTTCAAGACAGATGGGGCATCGATGAAGCTGGATCACCATCCGTAGTATTCACAATGTCTCAGTCAACAACTACACCTGATGGGTTTTATTCTTCCTTAAAACTGGACTGTACAACCACGTCTGGAACGGTAGGCGCGGATGATTTAGTTATGTTAGAGCAGGTTTTTGAAGGGCGTGACTTGCAAGGTTGGAACAAAGGCGATGCACAAGCCAAGTCGGTTACTTTGAGCTTTTGGGTAAACACGACAAAGACAGGAACATACATCGTAAATTTCTACGATAATGACAATAGCGGCAGAATTATCTCAAAAAGTTACACAGTAAGTTCCGGTGATACGTGGGAGTACAAAACGCTTACCTTTGAAGGTGATACGACTGGGGCTTTTGACAACGATTCAGCAGGAAGTTTGTACATTTACTGGGGGTTAGTGGCGGGCACAAATTATACTTCTGGAACACTAGCAACATCTTGGGCTTCAAACGTCGCAGCCAATCGTTTTGTAGGGCAAGTCGATGCGTTTGATAATACATCTAATAATTTCCATATCACAGGCGTTCAACTCGAATTGGGGGATACTGCAAGTGCTTTTGAATATCAGAGTTTCGGAGATAATTTAGCGCAATGCCAGCGATATTTTTGCCGGACTTATGGGTACGGCACAGCGACAGGGACGGCGACCAATAATGGATCACTCGCAAGTACAAGCCAAGCGGTTTCAAGATACGCAAGTGCAGGGACTTGGAGATTTCCGGTTGATATGTC